TTATTTATTGTCAGTTGCTGGCCACGGCAGCCATTCGCTCACTGGCCGCTGCGGTGGCCTGCATGCTGCGACCCATGTCTTCCAGCAATGATACCATGCGTTCTTGTTGTGGCAACAAACTGTTGATGCTGGTGTTCAACTGACCCAAAAATCCGTCATTGGTCAATGGCATCATGACTTCAGGAGCTTTTTCAGCTACCATGGCAATGGTAGGCTCCATTGCTATGCCGCCGTCAGCAAATCCAGGAATTTGAGCATGAATATGCCCTGCTGTGGCTTTACTGCTGGGATTGTTATATTCATCAATGGCTGTGCTGGCACCTATGCTCTGCAGATATTTCACAATGGCTTGCCCTTCTTCTTTGGTTGGGGCCTTGCTCAATGCAAAGTCCATGGCCAAGCCTTTGGTGTGAAAACTGCTGGGCGAGTTTTCCTGATGGTACTGGTCGTTAAATGCGCTGAAGTAAGCAAAATTTGGCATATTGGCCTGTACTTGTTTGGCCATTTCAATCAACTTTGGATGTACACCTGCGCCTTCAGCTTGTACATCACCTTTTTTCATTTTTAAGCCTTGCAAGCTATCACCGCTGACCAGCCCGGGTGCACCACTGCCACTGGGTTTGATACCCTGGCCGCCGCCGGCACCACTGCCAGCACTGGACATGGCACTGCTGACCGCCGAAGTTCCACCAGCTTCCATGAATCTTGTTGTGTTGACCAGGTCCTGATCAAGCAAATCACCCACTGACTTGGTGTAATCAGTGTATTTTTCTGTAAATGTTTTGGTTGTGGTTGCTCGCAGATCATCATATTTGGCCATACTTTGTATGTCTGCCGCAATGTCTTTGGTGGCCAAATCAATCTTTTTGTACTCCGGAGCCAGATCAGCCAACATCTGAGAATTCTTAGAAGCGCCAAGAATTCCTGATTCAATCTTTTTGTACTCAGCACTCATTTCAGGCATGTCAGGCAGTTTGGGCATGGTAATATTATTCATGAATTGTTCATTGTTGATAATATTACCAGCATGGTTAGGCATGAACAACTCAGGACCTTGTTCACCCACAATGTATGGAGTTTTAGATGAAACAGGTCCGCCTGATGCCCTTCCTTGTAAGCGCCCAGCAACTCCACCATGTTCTACAGTGTCTTTGTCGCCCATCTCGCCTAGGTATCCACCTACCTTGCCGCCTAAGTAAGCACCAGCTGCTCCACCCAGGGTTGACAGCAGTGGAATCATAAGTGGTGCTAACGGACCCGTTAATGCTCCCAATGCGCCACCAGCAGCCATGCCGGCATAACCGCCAGCCGCTCCCACACCCAGTGTTCCGGCATGTTTTCCAATGCCAGCTTCAGCAGCTCCTTTTATGTCGCCTTCAGCAACTTTTTTAGCTCCTTCAATTGTGCCACTAACATGTTCGATGATTGAGTTGACTGCTTTTAGTAGCAGTTTAAATCCTTCGATCAACAACGGCATCAACTCTTTTACTAACTCTTTCATGAGTTCAGTAAATTGCTGCATCAACGGAGTTAATTCATCGTAGACTTCGGCCATGTCTCCACCAGATGTGGCCATTTCAATTGACAGCTCAGTCACACTCAACATGCTTTTGGCTGTGACTGCCTGCAGGTCCAGCATGGCTTGTTGTTGTGCTTGAGCCAATCTGATGTTGGCATCCGTCAGTGCATCAGCAGCTTTTTTGCCTTCTATGCCTCCATTTTTTTGATCTTCTGTTATCTTGCTGTATTCGTCTGCTAGATCTTTGGTGGCAAAAATTCCCAGTTTAACTGCATCTGCGTATTTGATACCTATGTCTTCGTATGTGCCAGCCTGAGCCAACATATTCATGTCTTTGGCATTTTGCCCGTAGGCCTTGCCCATTTCTTGTACACCTTGCAAGGCGTTGGATTGGCCTTCAGCAATTTTTTGTGATTGTTCCAAAGCAGTGCCATTGCTGCTGATCAATGCTTTTTGTGCAGCCTCAGAAGTGACCATGCCTGTGCTGAGGTCTCGGAAACCTTGTCCTGCTTCTTTGCTTTGACTGCTCAGTATCTTGTTGGCTTTTTCTAGCTCATCAGCGGCTGCTATTTGCTTGGCATCACCACTGGCTCTCATAGCCTCCAACTTGGCCCGGAATCGCTGTTCGCTGCGTGCCTCTTCCTGAGCAGCTTCCATTTCTTGTCGGGTGGTGCCAGTGAGTTTGGTCAGTGCATCTTGTTCTACCAAATACTTTTTGGCACCGTCAGCCAACTGCTTGGTGGTCATGTTTTGTGCCTGACCTACCTGAGTTTGCAGTTTCAAGTAACTCATTGTGCCAGCATTGATTTCTTCTTGAGTCAGGCCAGCAGCTCGCAACTGATAGTTGTACTGTTGCATGCCTTGACCTATGTCCTCAAATGCTTTTCGCCCTTCAAACACCGATCCTTTGAACAAGGCTAGGTCTTTGCTGCTGGAAGAAATCAGCTTGACATAACCGTCCATGTCTTGTACACCAAGACCCAACTTTCGCATGCCTGCCTGCAGGCCAGTCATGCCGTCGGATGCAGCCGCTCCTGATTTGCTGATGCCTTGGAATCCTTTGAACAAGTCGTCGGACATTTTGCCGGCAACTTTTTGCATGTCAATTAGTTTGGAAGTGGCCATTGTGACCGCAGCAACCAAGGCTTTGATTATAGGGCCGCCGGGAATCAAAGTGGCCAGTAATGCACCTGTGGATTCCACTCCGTCTTTCATTTTGTCCAGGCTTGAGTTGAATGCCTGGTTGCCTTGGGCACCATCATGCATGGCCTTGGCCATTTCAATGCCAGCGCTGGCCGCAGCGGTAAATGATTTCAGTGTGAGATCAGCTGCTTGTTCCGCTTTTTTGCTAAAGTTTTTAACGCCAGTTTCGGCGTCTTTCATTGCCTGAGCAGTGTCTTCGGTTATGTAACCAAATTTCTCCAGGTCAGAGTTTACCTTAGCCAATATTTCAGCAGTTAAGTTGGGATCATTTGTAGCGGCCATGTTTTTATACCTATAAGTAGAAGTATATTTATAGGTGATCAAATGACCCAGTTAACCAACCCGCTGAAAGCGTTTTTCAGACAACCTGCAATCTATCTGAAACTGCCCAGCAACGGCAGCTTCTGGCCCGAAGGCAGTGTGAATTTTCCACACAACCGAGAGTTGCCAGTATATCCCATGACTGCTGTGGACGAAATAACTTATCGCACACCTGATGCGCTGTTCAGTGGACAAAGTGTGATCAATGTGATTCACAGTTGTGTGCCCAACATCAAAAATGCCTGGGCGGCACCCTTTGTGGATGTCAACAGTATTTTGATTGGCATTAGAATTGCCAGCTACGGGCACAACATGGAAGTTCACACTGTTTGTTCTGAGTGCAATCACGAAGACGATTTTGAACTGGATCTACGCCATGTGTTGGATCGCATGGAATTTCCGGATTACACACAGCATGTTGAAACAGGTGATTTAGAAATCATGTTTCAGCCCATGACTTATGAACAACAAAATGCTATCAATCTTCGACAATTTGAGCAACAAAAAATTATTCGCATGATTCCTGGACAGGTTGATGTGTCGGACGAACAAAAGCTGGAGCAGATGGCCGAAGTCATGCGCACCATCACTAGAATGACCATGGAGGCCATGAAGCTGACCATTGCAGCCATACGCACACCTACTGCTACAGTGACAGACCCTGAACACATAGAAGAATTTTTAAACAACTGTGATAGATCAGTGTTCAATCTCATTCGAGAGCATGCTATTGGCTTGCGACAAAAATCTGAACTCAAACCGGTCAAACTCAAATGCACCCAGTGCGAAGCCGACTACGAACAAGTGTTAAGCATGGACATGGCAAATTTTTTCGGAACCGCCTCCTGACGCTGACAGCAGAAGAAGTTGGCAATTACATTGATCAACTTGATCAGGAGGCTGATAAAATCCGTGCCGAAAGTATCAAAATGTCCTGGCACATGCGCGGCGGCATCTCGTACGAACAAGTCATGCAAATGAGCTATTCAGAAAGAACCATGATTGCTAATTTGGTCAAAGAAAACATGGAAACCACCAACAAAACAAAACTGCCGTATTTTTAAATGGACATCAAAACAGTAACACAAGACATACTACACTGGTCAGAAACTTTTGTAGAAGTTCCTCACCCTAGTCTAGGCGGCTGGCCTCCTTGTCCGTTTGCACGGCAAGCCAGACTCAACAGAACTATTCAAGTATTGATCGGTGCTGATCCTTATTTTGATCTGAAGAACAGATCACGTTGGGGCATGGGCTCACACGAAGTCATTGTGTATGCGTATGATCCTGCGGAGTGGCCATACTCACGTTTTCACACAGCCATACAAGACGCCAATGCAGAGTTTTTGTTGGCACGTGATATACTTGCTTTGGAAGATCATCCTGACAGTGTGGAAGATGTCAACGGCGTCATAATGAATCAAGGCAAATATGCATTGGTGCTGGTACAAAGTCTTTCAAAATTGAACACAGCAGCCAAGCAAATGGGATCAAAAGGCTTTTATCACACTTGGCCTGAAGAATACCTAACTGAGCTGTTTAAGAATAGAATGGATCCAAGATGACTTATCAGTTTGCTAGAATTGATTTGAGCAAAACCAACTACGAGATCAACGTGGAATGGATGTACATGGCTCAGCCGGATATTGCTGCACTGAATGACATCTACCGAACTTATTGCACCTACAAGCACTTTGCAAGTGTGATGCCTATATTTGACAGCAGATACACGGATCCCATGACTGATGTGATTGGCTACTACGACCAGGCAAAGTTAGTGGCATTCTCACTGATCCGACGATATGATGAACACAATGCCTTGTGCGATCAATTTGCATGGACTTATCACAATCCTCGGATGAGACTGGGCATAGAAACAATGAAAACAGAGTGTGCCATATACAAAGCACGAGGATTCCAATACTTGTACCTTGAACAAGCACACCTGTACAAATCTGAAATAGACGGATTTGAAATACTAGGACCACTGGAGTAAAACATGGCAGACTTATATACAATTTGGGCAGACAAAGAAGGCGACATATCAGACATTGATTGGGTCAACGGAATGAAAAGTTTCTTTGATCATTTGGTTGACGAGGGTCGAATGGAAACCTACAGAATCACACGTTGCAAGATGGGATTCCGTAGCATAGCCGACATGCCTGAATTCATGATCATCATGGAGTTCAAAGACATGGGCCAAATGGATAGTGCATTCAAACGTGTTGCTCCACTCAAAGGTGATCTTGAAACAAAACACAAATCATTCAATCAGTTTGTTTCGGGCAACATTCAACATGCATTGTTTAGAGACTGGCCAGATACTAATCTAGACGATTAAAGATCTCTAACGAGATCTGTTGATTTCACTTCGTTCATCAACTGATTGTCTTCTAAGTATCATCTAGATACTGTGGTCATAATTCACCGTATGCACGGTGAATTGACGGCATCATCTGAGTGACCGCAGTCATCTATTCTAAAGAGATTGTTGTTTCCAACACGGAGGCGGTTGACCGGTACCCCCTACTCTAGCTTCACATATCAACGGAACCCTAGTAACCCGAAATAGATCCAAGTCCTATGAGCAGGGGTTGCTTTTTCTCATTGCCCCAACCATTTGCTGCCTTAAGTTAACAGTTGCCTTTGACGCCCAAGTCCAGACCGGGTATTACACCGTTCCTCAATGGGGTTGGATCAAGCATCCAACACAGAGTCGTGATTAAATTTTATCTTTGATGTGTGAGCCATGCACACGTACTTGTATATGGCCGTTGTAATAATCTGCTGATTCCAATACTCGCCTTGCAAACTGTTCTCGGGCCTCGATGTATGAACATTCAGACTTGCTTTTGCAATAGTAAAGTATTTCTCTGGAGAAGTTTTCGGTGCCTAGTGTGATTACGTCTGCGGTTAATTCTGGGCTTGACCCGTAGTACTCACGCCAATCTGAATCGATCTTGGTGCGTATCTTCTTCCGCTTTTTGATGCCGTTCTTTTGTTTTACAGTTTTGTACGTTGTCTTGCTAAATTTTGCTAATTTTTTGCCTATGTACTTGCGTCCAGATAGATTATTTGTGATTAGATAAACAAATCCCACACATTCTTCGGGCAGTGTCTCAACTGGGGTGTCTTGATATTGCCATGTCATGTGAGTTTTGCGGAATTGCCTTTCGTGTTATAGTTACCTACATTACCACAAACATGCATATTTTTCATCTACCAACGAACTTTTACATTTGGTCTGGCATTCCTGCCATTTAAACGACTGAAATTCGGTGGTCCAGAAATCGTCTGCTAGTACGTCTGTTATTGTTTTTGTGTTTAAATTAAAGTTTTCTGCTATTTGCTGCCAGTCTGAATTGTGATTGTATCTGTTGGCTACCCAACAGCAAGGAAATAATCTGCCGCGAGCATCAATATACAATCCTTTGTTGCCTATTTCGCATAAAGGAGTAACTCCGTTACGACTTTTGGTTTGATTGAATAATTTTTTATTTGTCAGTGGAATTGATGGCCACACTCCTGCGTCTGTTAATGCAACAGCATCTCGTTCAAAACGATGTGTGCCGCTGACAAATTTAACACTGGGTTGTAGCGGATCATCTGTTCCGTAAGATGGATACACACTGCCAAACTTTGTACTTTTGGTAAGTTGAAAAACATCAACGCCTAGTTGTTTTGCAAACTGTTGCATAAAATACAAGTGATCTTCATTGAATCGAAAAGCAATAGCCGCCCAAATTATTTTGCATGGACTTGTGGCTCGCAAGGTTTGTAATCCTGCAATGATACTATCCCAATCACTGTTTACGCGGTACAAGTTGTTGCTGGCATTGTCATAACCGTCAATGCTGAAATGCACACTGTCGCGGTGATCCAACAGTTGACCTAGCTCACTCCACCAAGATAGTTTTTTGTGGCTACCGTTTGTGACAATAACAATCTCAATTGGCTTGATGTCTTTGATATATTTTATAATTGGAATTAGATCATGTGCATAGACGGGATCACCATCATCACCACAGAATGTAATCTTTTCAACATTGTCTAGTACAAATTCACGTGTGAAGTTACGCTTGAAAAAATCTAGATCTAGTTCAGTATTAACAAGTCCATTGGGCACTTCTTGTCGGGCACATCGTGGACAGCGCAAGGTACACTTGCTTGAAACTTCAATATGAAAATGCCAAGTGGCCAGCATTATGCAATATCCACATCAGTGTTGTAACTGGTAAAACCATTTTCTTTGACCACACGCAAGATGTTTTCCACACGCCCTGCCAGTTCATCTCGGTGTGATACTAACCAAATTGATTTGTTGCGCTCACGTGTCATCTTCTTCAACAAGGCCAGAGCATTCTCTACACCTTGTGTGTCCAGGCCAGAGTCGATCATCTCGTCAATGAACAAGATATTAATGGGTGAGTACAAACTTTCCCATACATCACGGAACGCCCAACTCATGCTGAGTATCAGTCTATTACGTTCACCACGACTCAAGTTATCAAAGTCCAGCTCACGTCCCAGTTCTTCAATGCTTACACTCAAGTCATTTTGAAACTTTACTGTGTGTGGCAAGCCAATATGATCCAGATACCATGTGAGTCTGGCATTCAAATAACTCAAGTTCTGATCGATGATCTTCTTGCGAACAAAACTATCTTTACTGGTCAACAGTTTGAGCAAAAACTCTTGATGGTCTTGCACTCTGGTAAGATCATTCAGCTGATCATAGGTCACAGTTTGCAAGGCTTGATGCTCCATGTCTGAGATTTGATCAGTGTAGGGATCTGTTTCGTCTTGTTTGCTTTGGATTTGTTGTTGTAATGACTCCAAGGTACTGCGATGCTTGAAAGCATCGTCCTCGTTGTCATAGAACATAGAAGGAGGTTTGCCCAACACACCCAGTTCGGCATGTGCTGTTTGCAATTCAGCCAACACGGCTGTGTGTGATGCTACATTGGCCACAGCATCTGCTAAATCTTGACGTTTATTTGCCAATACCTTGGTATGCTTGTCATCATGAAACTCTTGTCCACAAGTGTGACAGGTGTGTGCTTCTAAACTTTCAATTTCTTTTGTGAGTTTGGTCACAGTTTTTTCTTCACGCTGAACGTCCAGTTTGGTTCTGCTGATTTGTGTGGACAAATCATTGATGTCTCGGCGCCGTTGGTCCCAGGCTGTATGTTCTCGGTGTGCGGTAATCTCTGCCGCAATGTCTATATTCTGTAAAGACTGCAATGCTGTCTGTAGTTTTACAAGGTCTTCTGCGTGTTTGGTAGTCCACATGGTTTGTCTGCGCTTCAAACTTTCAATCTGTTCTTCGATGCGTCGGTTGGCTTCTTGCACAGCACGTATGCGGAATTCTTCCTGTGTAATGGCATCTTTGGTACCACGATTGAGTTCTTTGATGCGTTCAGCACGTTCACTGAGCATGGTGATGCCCAACAACTGCTCAATTATGGTGCGCTGGTCATTGGCCTTCAAACTCAAGAACGGTTCTGTATAAGTGTTCAATGCCAGGATGTGTTTGAACATGTCATGGCTCATGCCAAACACGCCTTCAATGGCATCCTGTGTTTCTCTACTGTCGCCCTGTGCATCATCCTGTGCAGTGAGCTGTTCGCTGTCCACAAAGAAACGCAACACATTGGGTTTGCGCCCACGTTCGATTCTGTAGTTCTTGCCGCTCACAGCAAAGTCCAGGCTCACCATCATGCCCTTGGCATTGGTCTTGTTCACAAGATTGTCCTTGCGAATGTTTGACAGTGCTTGCCCATACATGGCATAACTCAACGCATTAATAATTGTGGTCTTGCCTGTGCCGTTGCGACTGCCGTCGCCGCCCAGGTCCAGGTTCTCGCCCAGTACCAAGGTCAAGTCTTGACGGTCAAAGTCAATGCCCTGTGTGGCTGCGCCCACACTCATGAAATTACGAACAGTGAGATTTTTAATTTGTATCATAGGTCTGACAATTATACAATAGTTGTTGGGTAAAATCTAGCCCAATAGACTAAACACACTGGGTCGAGTCATGGCGTGTCCAGAATTTTGATAAGACATAAAATTGTTCAAAATGTCATTCAGGGTATAACCATCTTGCCCATCCATTAACAGTAGTGATTGATCTTTTTTAACAACTGATATTGGAACAGCATATTGAGTGCCCAACCACTTGCCCAATGGTTCTACAAAATCTTCGAAGTGTAGAAAAGCCAATGCAACAAAATAAAATCCACCATACACTTTGTGATCGTTCAAATTAAATTCACAAGGTATGTTAACATCTGTTAAAATAGTATTCCAACGGTGAATAACTTGAGCAAAATACTCAGGACAATAGTATTGAAAGAATATTTCATAAATTTCTTGTAAAACAAAACCAAATGAATGATTGGTATTTTGCTCAATCCATGTAAATGTGTTTTTGTAAAATCCGCCCTGTACAACAGCATGATATAGACTGGAACTCAACAACATTTGCAAGTATTGATCTTGACTGTAACTGTCAGTTTTGATAACAATTTCTCGGTCAGATTCAGTCTCGTGATGTGACCATCCATTGTTTTTTGATATAGTAAAAATTTTAAATTTTTGTTTGTATTCAGGATCATAAGCTGGCGTTTCTGGCAAAATTAACCATTCAAACCACATCACAGATAATTTATTCTTTTTAAGTATGTTCAGTTCTTGATAAAATTTTTCCAGCGTCATGCCAGGCAATCCCAAGATAAGTTCAACATACAGAGGGAGTTTGTTCTTTTTACTCAATGGACTTAAGATTTTAATTTGTTGGTCCAGGTCAATGTTGACTCTATTGATATTTTTTAAAACTGTGGGATCAAGACTTTGCATACTGATTTTGATTTCACCGCTGT